GCAGCCCGCACGTCAAGTAATGACCAAGGTTTTAGCGATACCCGGTTTTAGCGATATTACAGCAAAACAGTTTGTCGATAACTTACCTGCGTTTATTGCTTGGGTTAACAAGCTACCGATTCAGTTTAAGAAATCAGCACCCGTGAAAGTAGCTGGTAGCAAGATGAAGGGTCAGTTTGTATGCTTTACCGGCTACCGAGATGCAGCAATGGAGCAGCAAATTATTGCTCAAGGTGGTACCATTGCCTCCGCCGTAAATAGCAAAACAACGATTCTGACCACTAAGCTTGAAGACACGACAAGTAGTAAAGCACTGAAAGCAAAACAGTTGGGCATCAAGATACTAACCCGCGATCAACTCTTAAAAATGTTAGGATAGAAAAATGAAACTTCAAATCAGTTTAAGCTCACCCACGCCCCGCCCAGAAGACTGGAAAGAATTTGAGTCTGTGTTAAATAAAGCGGCTGCCTTGGACATGAATGAAACTCAAATCAGTCAGTTTATGAAAAGTTTTGAGAAAAAGCTCGATGCACCGTTAGTTAGCGTTATCGATTCTGTACTTGCCGGCGGTGACTATCGTAAGTCTCGCGTACAAGACGCTCTTGATCGTGGTGAGCAATCTCAAGGTACTGAACCGCGTGCTGCCCTAACGGGTGCAAGTGCGTTTATGCGTTTGGCCATAAAGAAGGTCTGAAACAATTTAAGATAACGTTTAATTATGAAACTACTGCTATCCGTATCAGAAGATTTGCAAGACAAGTTTGCACAACTTCTCCAAATCACTGGTTTGACTGGTGACAAGTTGAAGAAACGCATTCAATCACGCCTGGTTGGTCTTGATTTTGGCGCGACCTGCTCACGATGCGGTGGCAGTGGTAGCTATTCATTCAATATGATGGACGGCTCCCGTTGTTACGGTTGTGGTGGCACGGGTTTTGTTGCACAAAAATTAACGCCTAAGTTGTATACGCAGGTTGAAGCTGTTGTGCACAGCGGTAAGCTCGATCAGTATTTGAATGAACTTCGTCGCAAAGCCAAGTTGAAAGAGGCTGCGAAGAATGCTTCCTCTAGGGTGCTGAAGATTTGGGGCGCCAACAACGTTGAGAAGATAATTCCCGGCTATGCCGCGCACATCAAAGAGGTCGGCTGGGTTGCAAAGGATCCGAAGTTTATTGAAATTCAAAACATCAACGGTTTGCAAAACAAGACTTATCAAGGCGTATCCCATCAAGAACACATAATTTCACATTTTGAGTTCAAACGCAAGAATGCCAAGACTCCGGAAGAACGCTTGGCGTTGGAAAAACAAATCGATGTTGAGTTGGAACATCTGATTAAACTCACCGACATTGCGATTGATTACGTCCAAGACTTATTAAAGTTGGCAATTGAAGTAGATAAAAAGTTTGGCAGTTCTATTAAAATTCCAGAGCTACCTGCGGAAATACAAACTGCCAGCAAACGCTATTTTGAAATGGATCGCGCCTCGCGTCGCGTAGCCTAAAGGATTTACAATGAAAGTATTTATTAGTCTCTCCGCCAATCTCGATAAGTTCAAACAGACGTTGGTAAAGTTGTGTAGCGAGTATCATCGCCACGTTCCTATAACTACTATTTCAGATTATGCAAACGCCACGGGTTTTAGGCTGGTAGATGAAGACGGTAGTGATTGGGAGGGAATCCTTACCGGACGCGACGGACGTGCATCGATTGCACTTTCTGATCTTTCCGGCAAGCCGTTGCATGAGCATTTACACATACAATGGTACAAAATGTCGTCCGGCAAATATGAGTTGAACGCCTATATCAGTTAGTGTCTATTGGATTTTACCATGAAGATATTTGTATCTCTATCGGCTGTTACCTATTCAAAAGGTGATCGCGTTGCTTACCGGGTTGCCAAAGACGACTGGTATGTTGGTACCGTAACATCTGTCCGTGCAGGCAAGGTAGGTATCTTATTTGACGATGGCGTTAAAGGGGCACCGTCTAAACCGACTTCGCGTAGTTGGAAAAAAATTACAACAAGTAAGAAGATAAAAAAGGCTTTGTCAGACCTCGCGGTCGCCAAACTGACACTTGTAGAGTCTCCCGCATCAACTAAGATAAAACCTGTAAAACCAACCACGATAAAAACAGCACCGGTTAAGCCTATAGTAATCGCACCCGCAGTCACAAAGGCGCCGGTTAAACTGGCAAAACATGCAGAACACGCCGTTGAGCGCGTTACCGCAGAAGAAAAACATCTTCTGACCGTAGTTGGAATGCCCAGTGAGTACGCAGCAGTTCAAGGGTTGAAGCAACGTTCGCCAGCTATGCTAAAGTATCTAGACCTAATCTATACAAAGGCTAATAGTTTGTTTTTCCATAATCGTATGGCGCGTCCTACGATTTATTTGTTGAAAGACATGGGCACGTCATTTAAAAGTCGCGGTTATTGGTTTCCTGGTAGACGTAAACTAGGTATCAGTCCGCGATTGTTCCTAAGTAACGAGGAACAGGTGTTGACAACTTTGGTGCACGAAATGTGTCACCAAGCGGTCTCTGAAATCGATTACGTTACTAACGATGGTAAGGGTGGTCATGGACCGCATTGGAATGACTGGATGCGAAAATGTGGATTGACGCCCAGCCGCTACAGTCAATACGATAATGAAACGTACATGACTGATACCGAACGTGCCGAGTATCAAAAGAAATTGGCAAATCGTAAAGAAGCCGTAGAGCACGCGGCAAACGTTGGGATGCGTAAGATGCGTCCACGTGAATTAACGCCGGCGCAGTATCACGATCCTGCGACAAATACGTGGATCAAAGGTTTGCTCATAGAGAAACACGATCAGGCCGGCAAACGTTGGGCCTTTACTGTTGAACCTCACTCACGGTCTTGGAAGATTATCCCAGCAGATTGGTTTTATGAACTCCCTCAAGAGGAACACTTCCGCTATACTACGTCAGCATTTATGATTTCGGCTCAAACAATAATCGATTACACCTCAAAGAAAGCACAGCAACGTCAAGAACGACGTTCCTTTAGAAAAATGGCGCGTGGCCAATACTGGGATTAAACAACAAAATGATTAGGACACCAAAAGAAATTGCAAAGCTGCCGAAATTTTCACGAAATCGTTGTGGCGGCGTATACCGTTTATCGGAGCTTATTTATGTCGACAACCTAGAAGGTTTTGGTGTTGAGAAGGCACATTCCGATATTAAAAATCGTGGATTCATAGGCCATTCTACGTTGAAGGATTTTCAAACGATGTGCTGTGGCGCCATAAATGAAGTTCAAGTCACAGAAGTACTTGCAGCCATTGCAGAAGGTCACGGTGTTGCTTGTCCACAGGTTTATTTAGACATCGATAGCTACATGTCGTCTGGACATGGTAAATGCAAAGTTGCTACTTTTACTGGATTCAATACAAGCGTAGCCTTATCACGTTTAGGTATTGAAGAAATGGAATTACAATTCGTACTTCTCGGTTATGGCATTCGTAATATTGAAAGCCCTACCAATTTTTTCAATTGGATTGGTGCTGGGGTCCATACCCTGTGTAACAATTTCATCAAAACGCCGTTTAATAAACTAACTATTGGAGCCTAACATGACGAAAACTTTTATTTCACTAAGCAAGAAAAAGAATAATCGTAGTACCTTCCTGTCAGCCTTAATGAAAGGCCTTGGCGGTGATACAGGTGACGCAATTGCTAATGCTTTCGTCGGTTCAGATCCTGAATCCTTTAAGGATGCTATGTCTAAAATTGTCGAGAAGCTTACAGAATCCATGCCGAATGCCAGTAAGTGAGGCAACGTTTGAAATTTCTAATTTAACCAAATTGACAATACTGCAAAGGTAAACAATGTGACCGACTTACTTGAAAAGGTTGTAATGCAATTGGTTGGGCAAGCCAATAGCGGTCTCGTTACTTGGTTATTGATTGCGATAGGTTATTTGGGTTGGACGCTACATCAAAATAAAAAAGAATGTCGCGCGGAGATTAAACAATACTATGATTTAGTGGAAAATTTACAGAACTCCATAAACCTAAAGAACGGTGAGGAACGCGACATGCTTCTATCCGTGATCGACAAATACCACCAAAGTCAAATTGGTATTCGGGAAGCCATTAGTGAAATCAAGTCAGTACTGACTACGATTTCCATGATGCACAAATAGGTGATTTCGTGAATACCCTTAAAGCATATTGGACGGCTATTAAAGATAAGGCTGCTGGAGCGCACTATAAACGACCCTTGCAGACACCGCCCGTAACCGACTTCGTTGAGATACCGACAATTTCAAAATACAATGGAATTGTAGATGATATCCAGAAAGATTTGGAAGATACTAAACAGGCTGCTTCAGAAATACTTTCGTCATTGGTGCGCTCCTCGGAAGAAGAACGCCGCCGATTGGAGCTTATTTTTGATAGTATCGGCGATGCAATTCTGTTATTAGACGCAAACGGCATTATTACTGCGTGCAATCGTACGGCACGTCAGCTACTTGGATTGCAATCACAGGTTCTCATTGGACAGTCACTGTGTGAACGTGTGCCGGGTATGTGCCTGTTTGGATCTATTGCAACGTTAAGTACTGATTATCTTGAGTACATGAAAAACTACAGTGAGTGCGTGACCTGTAAAACGGGTTGCACGCACGACTGCGTTCCCGAGGAACTATCGAATAGATATGATCGGTACGTACAGACGCATGATACAAAATTAAATACAGCCTTTAGGTTTGAGTATTGTCGACCCGACGGCGCAGAACTGCACCTACAGCTGGTTCTAAATGTTCTAACCTTAAATCCAAATGCTCAAGACTTTGGATTTATTTTAGTACTACGTGATTTAACACATGCCACGCAGCTGGAAGATAACGTATTGCATCTACAGTCGGCATCGTCCGGTTTAATGTCGTTACTCTCAGTGCCTGTATTTTACAAAGACGCAAGCTGTAGGTTTACATCTGTTAATCGTCCTTTCCGTGAATTGCTAGATTTATCGGAAGACGACGTGATTGGTAAAACGGTTTTTGAGATATTCGAGAAAGCCTGCGCCGAACAATTGGTAGACTTAGACAACTCGGCGATTAACTCCGATGAAACTCAGCGCGTAACCGTAGACCTGCATACACTGAAGGGGCTAGTGCGTACGGCAAACGTAATAAGCCGTGCAATTAAAACTGGAAAACGAGTAACCGGTTTGACTGGATCTGTAGTAAGTACCGACCCAATGGACGAGTACGCACGTGGTAGCATATTTGCAGCCGCGGCCAAGTCTGTAATCTTTGTAAATGCGCTATGCACTGTAGTGGGATGCAATGATGAATTTTTAAGACTCTGCGAACTACAAAAATCCGAGGTGATCGGTAAATCCATTGAGGCGACCGAACTTAAAGGCTTGCTTGGCCATTGTGATCTGTTGGTATCAGACACTATAAAGTTTAAAAACTTAGAATATGGAAGGATGCGATTACCTGTAGTAGAGGCTACCGGAGAGGCAACAAGCAGCGTATTCATTCTATTCCAACATATTTAACTGAGGACACAATGAACATCATTAGTTTTATGAAATGCCTGACAACAATGATCCTTAGTTTATCATATAAGGATGTAAAAACAGTTGCCCGGCAGTACGCAGTTTGGGAAAAAGGCGCAAGCCTTGCAGCCGCCAAATATGGTATCGGTGCTGAATTTTCAAAACTATCAGCGCGATTGCAGACTAAGTGGGAGTTTACTGGCGATATGGCGGATGCCATGGGCGTAGCCATGAAAAAGGCCTTGCCCAAGATGGTTGCGGATACTGATATTACACACACGCAGATTGCCTTTTTACGAGACCTCGGCGTATACTTTCGCAAAGATAGCGGTACTGCGTGGGTGCGCTTATCAAAAAATGCATCGATACTGAACGATAACCAATTATCTGTATTATTTTTGAGTGATTCTGTCAACGAAGTTGCCGACTTAACCGCTCAACAGAATATGGAAAAAATTGTTTTTGAGTTGACTGGTCGTAAGAACGATCCGATACTGTCGCAAAATGAATTACGCGACGGTCGTGAAACACATCCAAAACTTCTTGTACGCTACGCACAATATCGTAAAGAGTTTAAGGAAAAATTTACGCAAGCGATTTTACGATTTGTACGGCTTTCTGGAAAGCCGTTAATTGATGTAAAAACGGCAAAGAATTATTTACGTGCCATGGGTTGCGATTACTTGCCAAACGGCTTTATCGGCAGGGTAGACGAAAAAGGAAAACTCTATACAACTGCGGGTAAGGCGTTGCATGGTACGATGGTTGGTCAGTTTGTGATGAATCCAAACTACGATCCAAAGACCGACGATACTTATTATGCACGTCTTAAAGGTGACCAACGCGGCGAACTTCGAACACAGGAGTTCTTAAAACGTAAGCGTACTGATAGACATGAAAAAGTTGAAGAATTTAGCGATAATATTGAGTCACATCGCCGTAGATGGTTAAAGGATATGAACAGCCTCGATAACATCGAGCGCATCATTGCCACATTTATTGAAACGATCCATATTACGTATGGTCGTGTAGGAACTGAGGGCAATAAAAATAAAGGTGAAGATACCTTCGGTGTTTCTACATTACGTGTCAAGCAAGTTCGTATTCTGCCTACCGGCATAAAGATTAGTTACCCCGGTAAGAAAAGCACAATTAACACGCACATTATCAAGCCTACTACACAAAGCAATCGTAAAATCATTGCGATGTTTAAGGAATTGGTGGCAGATAAGAAACCACTTGATCGCGTGTTTAAGGTCGGCAGTCACAACATCTGGCCCCGTGATATAAACAACTATCTCAAGAGTATTGGTGTGAAGATCACCATACATAAATTTCGTCACTCCGCGGCAACGCTTGAAGCGAAAAAGATGTTGGACAAGGCGCCATTCAACAAGAAGAATCCACCATCACAATCACAAGCCGAGCATTGGATTAGAGAAGAGGCTAAACGTATTGGTGAAATGCTGCACCATCGTTCCGGCTCTGGCGATAACCAAAAAGTTACCAGCACTACTGCCTTCCAGGCTTACATCCAGCCGTCGCTTGTTGCAGACTGGTTTAGAGACCTCGGACTTAGACCTCCGCCATGGTTACCGCCATTTGACGAATAAGTAGGTAGTGCATTAAACTAAAGGAAATTAAATGTTAATCATTGCCGATCCTCAAGCGTGGGCACAATCAAACGGCTACACGCTACACCTCATACAAGATGTCAATTTTGCAGTATCTTTTGGTGAACGCCCTTTGGGTGCTTTAATAAAGATGTCAGGTGGCTACAAGTTTGCATCAGAGTCATCGGTATCGCAAGCTGCTGATACAGATTATGAAGAAAACGTTGATGCAAAGTTTGTTAGTCATAATTTTGGTTTGAGCGATCTGTTGCCGTTTGCCGGTACCCAATTCAAAAAAGATCAAACCGAAATTGCATTGTCTCCTCAAGCCTCAGGCACGGGCTTTGCCGAGCGCGTCAGTGATTGTAACTACTGGTTGCCGTATGCGGCTGAACACTATTGTTTAAGCCGTGATTTGCGTGATTACGTGTTGGTGCCAATTCCAGCAATTTTCAGTGACCTGCCGAATACCAACGGTGACAGTTTGAGCATTAAGCAAATGCTGAGGTTTGATCCGGAACTGGGTATGCAAATGTATAAGTCATTCAAAGGCAAACCCACGTATCTTGAGCATGATAACCGCGACATTACACGTGCCAAGGGTGTTATCTTAGATGCGTTCTTGCGCCCGGTGCATTTCAATCCTAAGTATTACAAGATTGTTTTGCTATTGGCTTACGACCGTACTAAAGACTCGGCATTGGCGCAGGCTATTCTGTCAAAAGAATCGAATGCGTACTCTGTAGGCTTTTATTACAGCAGTTATCGTTGTAGCGTTTGTGGTATTCAAGTTGGCAAGGGTATCAACACGCGACCGTGCGGTCATACGATGTTGGGCAAGCCGACATACAAACAGCAGGACGGTAAAGTTGTATTTAGGCAATGTGAAAACGCGGTCGGGTTCGAGTGCAGTGCCGTCAACACACCTGCGTTTACCAGTGCCATTGGCCCAACGGTGTATGACCCACGGAGTATGTAAATGAAAATCAATATTAGTCTATCCAGTGCGTCATTACAGAAACTGAAGCTAGAGGTTATCCACTTATTTACATCAGAGAATATAAAGTGTGATCGTCACAATGAGTACCAGATAATTGTTCATGCCACGATGAAACAGGTGTCTGACATTTTACAAAAAGATGAGTGGTCGTTTGACGACAGTTATGACGAGTGGAGTAAGCCGAAATGCGATTACACATTGACAGCTACCGCCGGCGGTTCTGCGGTGCGGATAGAATTTATATATAATGGGGATTGACTTGTGAAACTTTCTATTTCAACATTTATGCCGGGTGATGCACGTAATCCTGAGGTGCACAGTAATCCAGTTAAATGGCTTACTGATGCATTGGCCATGACAAATAACGGTTATTTGTTTGCGCCAACTGCACTTGAGCTTTCAATTGCCAAAGCGCACCCAAACAATTTTTCAGTAGTGGGTGGCACGATCTACCCTAAATCCTTTAAGGGTGCTAAGGTTGATCGTAGTGTGAACCTGGAGCATTACAAAAAGATGCAAAAGGCCAATTTGCCGTCTGACGATTTCGATTATGAAGGTGCAATCCTAACACGTCAATCAAAGTACGATTTATAAAGGACTGCATATGAAAATTCAAATTAGCCTGTCGACAATGGAGCCGGATGATTACAATGCAGATGTCGCAAATGCGGAAGCTGTATTAAACAAGGCTTTCGTTAAGCTGTTTGACGACGGCTATACTGCACGTGCAGCGCGACCGAAATCTGGGATTCTATCAAACAGTTTGTGGATTAGCATATACAACGTGCCAACAACTGCTACGGATTTGGAACGGTTAAATGCAAAGATTGGCATGCGTTTCGTAATGCATTTAACAAACGGCTCGGGTAAACAAGTGCCAATGCACAAATTCGATTTGGAACTGCTTACAATGACACGGGAGGCAAAAGACGCAGGTTACAAGTATCGTAAGATTTCAGGCAATACGCCAACGGAAGCAGCGACAAAGTTTATTGCATGGCTTAATAAGGTAAAATAGCGGTTTTCGTTGATTTTTGCATACCCTAATTTATCTATATCCCCGCAGTAACAATTAGTGCGTGGATTGTTATTCCTGCCGATTCTAATTTAACTTTGAAGTTGTAGTTGTTTTACCCATGGCCCGCAAGGCCTATTTTAACAGGAGCCTATACATGCCTAAGAAGGAAACAAAGTTTCATGGCATCCTGGCTGTAGGACGCACCAAGACAGACGCCATTAACAATTACAGGCTTCTGGCGATGAGCAAGGGTGCAGCCGTCCAAGTTGACAGTGAGCGAAACATTGCCTTTGTCACGCAAGCCAGTAACGCCGAGGGGATGTTTAATCCCATGTCGGGCAACATGGACTTAGAAACAGATGAGGAAGTCCTCAATCAGTTGGAGTTTGCTTCAAATTCTAGCGGTGATGTGGAAGTCAATCATTTAGTTTGTCAGTCTGGTTGTGGTGCACACATAGTTTTTGACAGTGAGGAGCTTGTTAAGTTTTGCCCGCACTGCACCTCTGCCTTATCAAGTGACGAAGGTGACGAAGGTGGAGAAGATTCAGATGACGTCAATTTTGACGACGACGAAGATGATGATTCGGATATCGAAGACGACGCAGGTGACGATTTAGATTCGGAATCAAGTGACGAAGAATCGGAAGAAGATTCGGGTGACGAAGATTCCGGCGATGAAGATTCCGGCGATGAAGAAGCGGAAGACGATTCGGGTGATGAAGAATCAGACGAAGAAGCGGAAGACGATTCGGGTGATGAAGATAAAGAAGCAGAACCTGAAGCAGAACCTCTTCCTGAATTAGGTGACAATGACGGTGAAATTGTCATTTCTTCAGATGACGACAGCGAACTTGTTGTCGCAGCCTCTTCTTTAGACGAAGCTACTAATCTGTTCCGTAAGCATCTGCCTATTACGTCAGTATCCTCAGGTTCTTCAAACATCGAAGCTCATTATAAAGTGTGTGCCTCTGACACTTGCGGTGCGCATCTCGTATCTACAGAAGACATCACGGAATGTCCGGCTTGTCATTCGGAAGCTGTGGAACCTGAGACTGAAAAGTCCGAGGACGCCACTGCCGATACCGACAGTGTTGAGGATGACGAACATATCGTGATTGCGGCGGATTCGTTTGCGGATGCTGTTAAAATTTTACGTAAACAGTTGCCAACAACGTCAGTATCAAGCGATACTTCTAATATTGAAGTACACTACAAAGTTTGTGCCTCTGATGACTGCGGTGCTCACGTTGTTTCGACGCAAGATATTGATGAATGCCCTGCCTGTAAGAGTGAGCTTGACGAGCCCGAGCAACGTCCGACTATAGAATCATCAGATGATGAAGATTCTGATGATATGTCAGACGAGGGTGCCGAGGGTGATGAGGAGAGTGAAGAAAATACACTTGAATTGTCAGACGATGACGGCAATATCCTTGATGAAGACACCGATGAAGTTGACGCAATGAACGATGTAGACGATGAAGAATCTGAGTCATCTTCGGATCTCGACGTTAGCTACAGCAGTGCTGTTGCAGGCAAGCCGGTGTGGACTGCTTTCTATAAAGGCATGCCTATCGCTATCGCCTCCAAGGAATCTGCGGGTAAAAATGCAGACATGTTTGACACACCGTCCTTCGGTCATGCGGTCCTTGCAACTGCGAAAATTTCCGGCGTTAAGAAGGCACTCGGCGAACTTGGTTTTGCTGCGATTAAGCATAAGGTCTCTATCTCTAAAGCGGTACGCCGTATGGTAGAAACTCAAGTTGCTGAAGCACGCGCCAGCATTTCCGCTGAACAACAACAGTTCAAAGAGCGTTTTGCTGCTGCGTTGGCTGCATCTGCTGTTGGTTTAAATCGCGGTTTCTTTGCAGATAAAAAGAATCCGATTAAAGCTGCCTTGTGGAACTCAATGAGTAGTGCCGGGATTCGCAATCCAGAATCCTTGATCGATGTTGTTTTCAAGAGTCATTCCGATGCGTATCATAAAGTTTTGTTTGAACTTGCTTCGGAGTTAACTGCGAAACCAGTGGAAGTCCAAGAGAGCCTGTCCAAGGCGATTCATGGTATGTCGTATCAAGAAGTTAGTTCTGCATCAGGTGAAACAATCGAAGGTCGCCTGGAAACAATGGGTACTTCAGTATCATCCGGTGTAGATACTCAAAACGCTCAGCCTACCGGGGCTGTAGATCGCCAGCAGATTTCTAATGCTGTCAAATCACTCGGCCGCCGTGGTCGGTAATCATTTTGATTAGGAGTTAACGATGCTTCAATTACGTAATACTCGCCTGTACAAGTCTCTGTTCGAGAATCTTGCCAGTGGCGTAACAATCCCAGAAGAGGGCATTGCCCTTACCTATGTTAAAGAAGGCGGCGACACCAAGGTTGAACTTGGTATTGCAGGTGGTATGTTTGCCGGCGTTGCACTTGCCCGCAATCTTCCTCCCAGCACACTGCCCATGGTTGAAACCGGTGTCATTCCGGCCGCAGGTACGGGCAAACTGACACGTTCACCACTGGCCGGTCAGATGTTGGTTAAGATCGACGGCGTGGTTGCAGATGTTGTTGCTGCCGCTCCCGCAGCAGGTGAAGTTGCTGTTGCTGGCGACGCTTACACCTTCAATGTGGCAGATGCCGGCAAGATGGCCGCTTTCCAGTATATGTATCAACCGACTGTTGTGGAAGCCCGCGCAGTTCTTGGCGATATGCCTTACGGCGGCCTGGCTGCTAATGCTCTCGGCACCGTTGGTGTTGTCAAGCAGGGTGAGGTTGCTACTTCTTACTTTGATGCCGCGGCCGATTGGTCAAGTGCACTCGAAGCCAAGATCGTTGCGGGTGGTAAATTTGCTCCCGCCGCCGCTGGTACCGGTATTGCAGGTGTGGTTGTGAAGAACAGCCCGACTGCTGCCGATCCTTTCCTCATCCTCGAAATCAACGTCGGCTAATAGTCGCTCGTACTAATCAGGAGTTTCAACTATGAAAAATCCGTATGCTGCCGCTCAGGTTGTTCTGAAGAACGGCGACCCCATTACCGAACTTCGTTTCGGCAAGGAACGTGCTCTCTCTGAGTCAACTGGCGAATTCAACGCCAATGACAAGAAAGAACTGATCCGTTCAATCTCGAAGATGTTTGATTCGATGTCTTCCGGTGAAATTCGCGGCATGACCGCTGCCGAAAAATCATCCGAAGCCAATGACCGCCGCGAAGTGGTTGTTGCTGCGTATGCTGATGCCGACAAATGGTCATCGTTAGGTGCTGATCTGGCCGTTCAAATTCAAGAACAGCGCAACCGCGAAGGCTTTATGCGCCGCGTTGCAATCGGTCAAGACCTCAAGCAAGGCCAACTGCCCCGCGTTAATGTTCCGATGTGGGATGCAATGGCTGTTGTGGCTACCGGTCCGGCAAACGTTCAATTCCAACTGATTCGCAACAAGCAGTTCTACCCGGCTGAGTTTGAAGTCGTGGCAAACCTGCGTTGTGATCGTCTGGAAATGGAACAAGTCGGTGGTGACATTCTCGACAACCTCTACAACCAAGGCCTCGACAGCATCATGGTCAAAGAAGACAAACTGTGGAAGCAGTCTGCCGACATGACCGTTGGTGTGGTTAACCCGCTGAACTATATCGGCGGTCAATTAACACCGCAAATCCTTGCCACTATCCGTCAAGGCATCACTGACTGGAATCTGCCTGCAACTACCGCCATTATCTCCAACGACTTCTGGGCTGACATCATCGGCAACAGCGAGTTTATGACCATGTTGGATCCAGTAACCAAGTATGATCTGGTTATGAATGGCGAACTGGGCACACTGGTTGGTCTGACTCTGCTGACCGACGGTTTCCGTCAGCCGAACCAGAAGGTTCTGAACCGTGGCGAAATCTACGTGTTGTCCACACCTGAGCATCATGGTTGCTACAGCGACCGCGGTGGTGTCCGTTCGGAGCCGACAACCGGCGCCGATTCCGGCAACACTTCACGCGGCTGGCTGATGAGTGAGATCCTCAGTTGGACACTCGCCAACCCACGTTCAGTGTCTAAGGGTCGCCGCGTGTGATGATAGCATTTTAAGCAGAATTACTAATTTATCAGCATCGGGATGAAAGTCCCATGCTGGTAGATTGGTATGAGACACGAAACTAAACTGCTCCAACTTGTAACAAAACACGCAGGTATTGTTCCATCGACAAGCAGATCAACTGCAAGTTTTTTGAACAATAAAATTTCAAAGTTGTGTGCCGAGCATCCGGCAATACGTAAGTTCCTAACGCAGCAAACCTCATATCTGCCGAAATATGAATCTGCGGCAAACAGATGGCGCTACTATAAAGCAGGCAAACTAAAACCACACTTATGTCCAACGTGTGCTGGTTATATACCTGTTTTTGACCATAAGTACTGCTGCCACAGGTGCTCAACATTAGCACCAACCGCAGAGCGCGGACCGAAAGTGGATTTGAAGGCGAAAGAAACTGCCTTCCGTAAGGAACTAAAGCACGTCGATCCATCGTATACGTTGCTTGAATACGGGTTGAAACGATCCAAATTTAGGCATCTGTGCGGAAATGAGTTCTGGCTAGGCAACCGTGCCTTGCTCAAAGACACGGGTAGTTGTACATGTCTACATAAGAAAATCACCGCACATACGTTAGGTACGCTTGCGGAATGGCATGTTAAACAGCAAACAGGTTTTACACCGAAGAAGCTATTAGGTGCACAAGCCCGACTAAGTTGTAATACCTGCCATCACGTATTTACAACTAGGAAATTTTACGACCGTCGTTGTCCAAACTGTTTTCCAAATATATTTGCCAGCAATATCGTTACAACGCAAGATTATATTACCTGGTTGGCTAAAAACCGCAAGACACTTACTTTGGTTGGTGACTACGTTAACGTAAGAACCGCAGCACGATACTTACACCATACTTGCGGACAAGAATTTACTGCTAAGCCCGGTAGCGTTACTAGACGTAGTTTTAGATGTCCAGCATGTGCACCAAAAACCTGCGGCTCTTTAAGAATCTTTACTAAGTTTGGTAGGGAGTTGAAGCTACGAGGCAAGGAACATATCGCACTATCTTGGATTCTAAAGAACACTACGATAAAACTTCGTGATATTTCAGTAGACCTAGACGGTACAGTTCCGCACATTAGGTACCAAGGGTTGACTAGGACACAGGAATACAGACCAGACTTCTATGTTAAGGCACGAAATTTAATTATAGAAGTAAAAGACGGAAGAACGCTTGGCTTAGGCAAGGTATTTTTCTACGTTTCTGGAGAGCAACTTTGGAAAACAAATTGCGCCAAAGCAAAGGCATGCTTGGTGCAGGGTTACAAATTTCAAATGCTTTTGTTTGATCGTAATAACCGTAGAATTTCACTTCCAAACGGTTGGTATGATCTAACACATAAGCAAATTTTGAATTGGGCAAAATCACATGGAACATTTTAGTTTCGTGTCTCAGCTTAAATGCTATTTATCGTAGATTACAACGCTAGTTTCTAGCGTTGTATGTGGGGATAAGGGCAGTATTGATTGCTTTTTCCATAGTGACTCCTCACACTATGGAATACCCACGTGTTATCACAAGGCACTCTTTAGGAGACCGATTATGGGTAGCGCACGTAAGTATTTGGCATTAGCACTCGCGGCATGTCAAACAAAACAGTATGAAGAAGCCGGCGTATTCCTCGCACAAGCCGCATCCGAGGAAGATGCTAACGACCTTGCTAAAGAACTTGGTGCTAATGACACTCCTGATATTGCCAAAAGCGAATCATTGGGATCTGACACCGATAGCGATCCTCAAGATCCTGTAGAAGTTGATACGTGGGATGATGAAACGGGTATTGACGAACAATCAATTTCATACGTACCGAGGCGTGCCATCACTACTACATCACACATTGGAAAAATCATGGCAGCTGCCATGGCATTAAGTTCCGATGAGGATGACGAAGCAGATGTCCTCGAGGATGATGAAGACGAAGATTCAGAACCTGATCCAGATTTTCCAGGAGAATCATTAATTCCCGCATCATTTTCAAGTGTTAAGGTGAAGAGCGTTGCGGTCAAATCCCCAGTCCGCATGAAAGGCTAGGGAATGCAGTCAAAAAGCCCTGCCGTCTCTAAACTTGAGAAGGTGGGGCTTTTTCCTTTTTGGGAAGACTAAGCGTGTCCATTATTGCCGAACTGGCAAATGAAAATTTGCTGTATATTGCATTGCAGGGTTGTCGTGCGGTAATAGAAAAAGAACTTGGCATTAAACAAGTTATCTTTTCAATGACTGCGGCTGCGCGTACTGAATTTTTTAGACGAGGTCGAGAGTCGGGTGAGCTAACCTTCCCTTACGCTTTTTTAAACTTGACTTCGCTGGCGGCGATTAAAGAGTTACAAAACAACTATGCCGTACAACGGCATGGCGTTAGATTTAACGCTCCTGGTACTCGGGCAACAACGGCCAAGGGTTATTTATTTCCAATCACACTGGGTTTAGATTTCCATTACATAGATAGTGAACCAACGCGCATATTAAATATTGCACAATCTTTGGTCTTGCTATCCGTTACTGACGGTCTATCTTTTAAGATCGATGTTGGTGACATTTTCTCATTTGTTGTCAGACTTGAAATACCGTTAGAAACAACGATTATGCTTGAAGACCCAAATGCCCAGGAGGTTCCAGGTGCCTCAGACGTAAACGTGCAATTTATTATGCACACAACAATCGGTTTCTTCCGCGATGTTTCTGCCGTTAATAGTGGAAGTCCTACTATGGATATCTCTATAAACGGTGCCGAATCTTTCACTATGGATATACAGATACCATGATGGCCGAGAAAAAGTTACCTTATGAAAAAACAGTTGTTACCGAAATAAAGGTACACCTTGCCGATTTACTTTCCCGTACCGTCGTATTGAAAAATAGCGTTGCTGCTACCGTTTCCATAGCAAATGCTTTTAATAGTGGGGATACCACTATCTCATTAGGCAGCCCGTTAAACATTGAGCGTGTCAGTTCATGTTTAATACTGTCAAGTATGGAAAATTTTGAGGTTGTATTTCCCGGACCTGAGGAAGTTGTACTCCTGTGTAAAGGGCTTTTCGTGCACAACGGTTCTTGCGGACGTGTGGTAGTAAGACCGCCTGTGAACATTAGCCAGGTTCGTTTGCAGTTCGTCTGGTCATAGTGGAAAACTACCATGTTTATCGGTGATAAAATACACCATTTCTTAGAGCGCGTCGAAGAATCGGACGAGGACGTGTTGTTCACGGCAGCATTTCTTCTAAAAGCAGTCGTATCCGTTGTCGGGTTTGTAGTAGTTGTTATTCTATGGGATACATTGCCGTCTACATCACCGATTTTGGAGCGCAATGTAGAATTAAAGGTCGTTGAAAAGTACGGGAGACCTTCACTCTCAGTTTTAGATGAGTACGATGTTGTAAAGTTGGTTGAATTTGATATATCAAGAACGCTTGTGCATAAAGAAACGCTAGACAGAATTTCGGTACCCACGTCGCGGGGTTCCTATCAAACAGGACATAAAAGCGAATCCTTTGAGGTACCGATGTCGGATGCGTTGAAAGGTGTTTGGTGTTTAGACAGTACGCTATCTTGGATTAACGGTTTATCTCTTAGAACGCATAAGCAGGTGCTACAACAACACTGCATAGAGGTAAAATAATGCGAATTCTAGTGGCGTTTTTGCTGTTTACCCTTCTAACGACAGGATACCATTATAATACACACAGCATAGAAGGCCCTTCAAAAGATTTAGAAACGGACTCCCGAATATTTGCTGGTCAACTGAATGGTGCATTTTCTAGGATACGATTAGTATCTAGTAATTTGGCAGTTTTATTACCAAGCATTGACTGGGAAAATAAACCAGAAGCCGAAATACAAAAGATTCTTCATTCAAGAGTAGACGTCGTACAGTATGCAAGCCTACTTGGTGTTTTTGATAAAAATGGCAAGAAGAAGGCTCTATCTAGCGATCCAGACTACCTTAAACTTGATATTAAAGATCGTGAGTATTTCATTAGGTTGCGCGATGTGGACTCTGCAAGTTTTTGGACAGGCCCAGTTAAAAATCGAGTAGACAACTCAGCGTCGTATCTCTACGTAACCGCTATAAAAAAGAATAACGTATTTAATGGGGTTTTAGTTGTTGCCGTTACGCTAGAACACTTCAACACCATGTGTGCCCAAACAATTAGTCATACTACACAAGCGATACTATCGAAGTCTAGTGGTGAAGTACTTGCAGGTTGCGGCATTGCCTCTAATGCAATTGATCCTCTAAAAACTAAGTCTTTAGATATTTTTCCAGACGTAAACATTGCTGAACCTCATAAAGGTGTTTTCAGAAACGACAATCATCTTTACGTAGTTACACGATTAAAAGAGAATCAAGACCTGTTGGTGGTAACGTCAGCCAGCTTAAAAGATCATTGGTTAGAACTGTACCGCGCGCTGGTATCCGAATTGTTACTTTTTGCGTTGTCTATGCTGGCTTTTCTAATACCAGTAGGGACTAAGTTTCGTAACACTTAGTAATTTAACATACAGATTTTTAACAAGGAGATCCCTATGGGAATGACTCACTCGTCCGCGGGTGTATATGTTGCCGAAATTGACCGCTCACAGCGGCCAGAACGTGCAACATCTACTGTCGCAGTAATTGTCGGTGAAGCGAATCGTGGCCCCGTTGGGCAACGTATCTTAGTAACCTCAGAAAGTGAATACGTTGCAACATTCGGCAAGCCTGACGCCAAAATCGGTTACATGGGTCATAGTGCTGTAGCCTTTTTTAATGAAGGTGACCGGCTGTACGTAACACGTGTTGCACCGGCTGCTATGTTTGGCGGCTGCACCGTCGGTTGGGATGGACACTACAATACGTCCACACCGTGGCTTGGCGGTGAAGCTTCTCCTGAAAATGTCCAGATGTCGGCTTCGGACTTATTCTCAGTGTATGCCACTAACCCCGGTGACTGGAACGCCGAACTATTTGTGCGTGTCTATCCAAACTCAAAAATTGGTGGCGGCTACTTCTGGTTTGAGGTCTACGTTAAAGGTGCCGCGCAGCCCGTAGAAAAATGGCACTGCCATCTTAAAAACGTTGTCGACGGCTTTGGTACTCAATTAAACATCGAGCAACAACTTAATCGTTACTCAAAGTATGTCCGCGTAGTTCAAAATAGCGAACAGTCTACGTTTGTTGGCAATCCGGATATGCAGTTGATAAACACCTTTGATGCCGGTGGTGATGCGGCCTTCCCAGGAATTCAATTGAATGGCGGCTTAAATGGACGACGCCCAACGATGTCAGAACTCACGGCGGCGTTGGACTTGTATGCAGATCCGGAATATATTGACATTAACCTGTTAATCAACGGTGGTATCTGTGACCCTGATTTCCAAATGGCGATGGATACGATATGTAAGAATCGTATGGATTGTGTTGCGATTCTCGATACGCCGAGCGAAATGCAGAGTGTTCAAGACGCATTAGCATATCGTCGTGATATATTACATCTGGATAGCTCATACTCTGCACTTTATACGCCCGACGTGTATGCTGCGGATCAGTATAACGACATTCGCCTGTATTTACCACCGTCAGGATTTGTCGCCGCCGCGTATGCACGGACGGACCGCGATTATGAGTCCTGGTTTGCACCTGCTGGTATGACACGCGGCGCACTTCCAGTATCAGGTATTCGCACTTTATACGATCAAGTAAAGCGTGACGCCTTGTACGAATCTCAAGTCAACGCAATTCGCATGATTGAAGGTTCTGGAATTAAGATTTGGGGTGCTGATACCCTGCAAGTCATGCCCTCGGCACTTAGCAATATGTCAGTACGTCGCTTAATGATTGTGCTGGAAAAGACGATTGCTAATACGTTGCTGTACGCCGTATTTGATCCCAACGATCAGGTTTTACGTACTCGTATTGAAGCCGCGTGTTTCAGCTTCCTTACAAACATCCGGAATGCGCGAGGCCTTTATGCCTTCTCCGTAATCTGTAATGATACAAACAACGTACCTGCAACAATTGCTGCCGGCGACCTGTTCGTTGATCTATGGGTCGATCCGGTTATTCCAGCAAAACGTATCATCTTCAATGCCGTCATTAACAAGACAGGCGTTCATGTTACCGGCAATGCTTAAAGCGTGCCTTACTATAATCTCTGAAAGGAATTAAAATGCCAAAGCCACAACTAGGCCGCGTAATGAGTGTTATTAAAGATCCGATGGTCTCGGACCACTTTACTCTGGAAATTCCGGCATTGCCTTCGGCGGGTATGAATGATACTGAAGGTCTGCTTATTCAGTGTCAATCAATGTCAAAACCTGGCGTAACTGTTGATGAAGTTGCGGTTGCACTGTTTGGGCATACCATTGTGTACGCCGGTCGTAAAGTGTTTAACCATGACCTCAACGTTACATATGTTGAAAACGTACGCGGCTCCATTCATACAACACTCGAAGGTTGGGCGCAGATCATTCGCGGTACCAAGACGCAGCACGGCTCATTCAAAGGCGGCTCACCTGCGGAAGCTGCGGGTTCCGGCTACGCGGTTTTGGGCATTGTTAAGATTTACGACAACGTGGGCGAACTTGTTTTGGAATATAAGCTGCATAATATGTGGCCGGCAACAATTCCAGAAATTCCCCTCGATGGTACTGCTTCAAACCTGATTACACATCAAGTCGGCTTTAAGTATGACTATTATGAGCGCAGTGACGGTTATTCAATGCGTGGTACCGACTACTAATTAGTAGTAACTACGAAATACAACAACCGCTTTGCTGGAAGGAGTTCTGATGGACGACCGAACCCAAATCGGTAAGATGATGGTACGGAGAGATCCACTGATGACATTTAAGTGGGTAGTTCTGTCCATGCCAAATACTGGTTACGATCTGGGTCCCGAGTACGTTGAAACAATCGAAGTCCCCTTCAACAACCTTAAAGTTGAAGGGGTGTTTCGAGGAGGTGGCTATTGTTATTTTCCAGGATTTCACGATGTATCGGCATTTAATGTAACCTTTTATGCTGACATGTATGGCAAATCTCTTGATTTTATCATACATTGGAAAAGCTTGGTAAAGGACTTTGGCACCGGCATCTATGCGTTACCTCCACAGTATAAACGTGACTGGACAGTAGGTTTAATGAAACCTACGGGCGAAATTGCAGTACAAATACGTTTAGAAGGCACCTGGCCGGCCGATACTGGTCAATTAAGTCTCAACTATAATGAATCGAGCGCACTAACTTTCAATCAAAATTTTAGTATTGATAATGCAGTAGTAGTCTGATCGGGCTTAGCGCCGAGTCATACAAAATAAACAGTAAGGAAACCATACTATGAAATGCACTGAAGAAGAACTGTTACAAATTTCTAAAGACTCCAACTACCATGATCTCGGAACACTCCCATCAATGGGAATCCCATACGGCGATAAAAATTTCAAACTGTATATAAAGGCATTTCATTTAAAAGAGCTAAAGCTGCTGTCAAAAGCGGTTGAGCTTGATGAAATGTCTCACCTCCTTCGTGCGGTCGACAACGTTATCTCCGTTCCTGTTGATGTTTTAACCATAGGTGACTTTTTCTACGTCATGCTATGGCTACGGCTTAATAGCATGCCTAAGAGCCCCTACGTTGTCGAGTGGAAGTGCGAACAACCGTACTTCACGCACAAAGAAACCAAGAAACCACTTTTGTATACTGATGACAACTGGCCATCGGTAGATGGATTACGCCACGATTACAACGTCGAACAGTGTAATACTGAAAATACCAGTATTGTCCACATGACGGACACCGAGATTCTAACGCTACCGAAAGATTTAGTTTTACCTTCCGATTTTGATTTCCCACGCATGTCCTGCTATGTAGATCGTGCGAGTGCCTTGAAGGATCCGGAAATGGCTATGCTGGCGCCCGGTCTTCAATGGATACGAGGCAGCACCTGGACCGATAAAATTGAAATGGCTGAAGCTAACCCAGATTTACTCGGTGAGGCTTTAGACATTAATCGACGTGTTGTTCACGGTATCAGTGAAGTTGCCACCTTTAATTGTCGTCATTGTCGCATTGAGCACAAAACTAAACTGGAATTGAACGCTTTATCTTTTTTCCAGTAACCAGTGAGCGTGACCTGCTTGATATGACTTACGAGTTGCTAAAATACAGAGGGTTTCAGGCAAACGATGACACATTAAGCATGACGCTACTATATTTCTATAGCAAGTACAAGAAGGATCGGGAGGACGCATCACGCCAAACGAATCCGAATGTTACTAAAGCTTATTAGATATAGTTGACTATTGGACAACCGCACTGGCAAATTTAGTGTCCTAAAGGAAGCTTATGACTTTACCCTACTCTGGTGATATGTCGGCCAGTTTAATTAATGATGAACTCGGCTTAGCAACGTCGTCACCTATTGGACTGGGCGATACTTTACCACGTTCTTTAGCTGGCATATCGGCGGGAGCAATTAGTTCTTATGATTTTTATGGCAAATCCAGTGCCCCTCCACAGCCGCCGGTTTATATTGGCATGTCAACTAATGTCAGTATCTCTGAAAGCTTGATCCTGTCGTTTGCGCAGCATGTCGTACTTACATTGCCCTATCAATTTATACTAAACTCACCAGCCAATGACTATATGTATTGGGCGTCACCGGCAACATTAGGTAAGGTAAAGTTTTACGATAGCGACAGTCAATTTACAGGCGGCTGGGACGGTGCTTATAATGATTACGTGCGTACTGGTCCTATTGAAATAATTATTAATAGTTTGTTATATAAGGTGTACCGTACCGACTTTCCCGGATTGGGTTTGTGTAACTGGGAAGCGCGTTACGACCTCAATTAAGCGGAGTAGACAATGAGCTTTTTAGGTGACTATCTCGAACGCCGAAGAAAAACGCAGGATGATGTCACAGCACAACGTGATTTGGAAGATTCTAGCCCCGAACAGGTGCTGGAATCTCTCAACACGAATACGCAGTATACATCTGACTTAATCGGCCAGCGTTCCACCGAAGCTAAAACGCAAAATAAATCAGTACTCGACAGCTTAGAGATTGTTGCTGAAAAGATTGAAGGTTTAGATTTTGAACCTGAACAGTCTAATGTTGATGTCGTTATTAAACGTGCTTCCGATGTAGAGCAGGTCTCTACAAAGGTCACCAACAAAACGTTGGTTGAGATCAATCAG